GGTTTATTGGTCACCTTGGCCCTACCGTCCAACAGCTATTGTAAAAGGTATTTTGGAACCATGGGCTGCGGAACTGATCCGCCGTGAAGGATTCGTCGCGAATCCTGATGCTCCATCTAGTGGATAGTCGCAAAGGATTTGTAGCAAACCCTCCTAAGGACTTTGATTCTAACTAAATAGAATGTCCCAATCACTTGAGAGTCTACCAGGTATGACACGCCGAACAGAAGGTCCTGGAGATTCTGTCAAACCAATGTGTCAGCTTACAAGTCTACCCGCAGACTTTTCACGAAATATCATTCTTATTGCGACGGCAAGTATTAATGATTCCAATATTTTCAACAATGGTCTCTATCAAAACTGTTTTATGTTATATCGTCTTGCCGAAGCAATTGGCTGGATGCCCATTTTTGTTGTGAATGAAACACCAAAGAATTTATCAGAAGTTCCTGAATTACTTCGTCCATGTCGTGTAGCGCAAGTCGAAGATATCTTGAAAACACCTCTCCCTGTAAAAATCTATTTGGAAGTGGGTATGAGTATCGCCAGTAATCTTCGTCGCTTTATGAAAATGCTCGGCGCACGAACTTGTAAACTCTATCTTGGAAATATTTTGAATATTGATATTGAAACGCCCATGTTCTTTCCAGGAATGAATTTTAGTCATCACGTCATCGGCGAACAAGATGAAATATGGACCAGTCCACATTATACAATGAATGCCGAATACGCAGCTTGCTTGAATCAAGTAGAACCTGAACTGAATAAAACAATGCGAATCGCACCATATGTTTGGGATCCTTGTATTTTAACCGATGATGGGAGACGTCATGTCGCATGGAAACCTCGTAAAGCTGGTGAAAAGCCTTGCGTGATTATCATGGAACCAAATATTAGTTTTCAAAAAACTGCTCTTATTCCAATCCTTCTCGCAGAAGAATATGCTCGTGCTCATCCTGAAGAAGACTTTGATTTGGTGCTTCTCAATGGTGATCGTTTGATTGCCTCTGGATATTTCAAGGCAAATATTGAACCCTATCTCACACTTGCGACACAAGGACGAATCAAATACGCAGGACGACATGATATGGTCAGTATTATGAAATCATATCCAAATGCGACTGCTATTTGCCATCATGTGAATAATGAATTTAACTATATGGTCTTGGAGTTCTTACACGCAGGTTACCCTGTGATTCATAACGCAGTCGCTTGGAAAGACTTTGGATATTATTACCCTGACAATGATACTCGTGAAGGGGCAACCATTCTTCGTGAAGCGATTCGTAACCATCATGAACGTCTAGAAGCATACAAGGGACATGGACGAGCTCTCACATGGCGTCATAGTATCTATAATCCTGATGTTCAAAAGTCATGGAAGGATCTTTTAGAAAATGCGATGGGTCAATCAAGATGATTATATATGTAAGGGTATATAAAGCGTTGTATACACTTACAATAAAATGGATATTATATATCTTGTTGTTAAAGAATCTGGAGAATATAGTGATTGGGATAAGAAAAATGTTTCGTATTTTAAAACTGAAGAAGAAGCAAAACAATATGCTGATTTATATCAAGAACTAAATGATATAAACAAAGAAGAATCTATATTTTCAGTCGAAACAATTCATATTGGTAAATTACCAGACAATGGTGATATACTCATTGCAGATGCAATGAATAGAAGTCAAATACATAAGGCAAATATAGAGGCAGTAAATAAAAAACGTATGAAACAAGAAATCCAATCTCGTAAAGATTCTGCCAAGAGAATCGCAACAGAAATGAATACATTGATTGATGAATGTGAAATGATGAATGAACCATTTTATACTGAAAAGAAGCAAGATATGCTACGTAAATTACATGGTTCATTACCAAATCTTATCAAGCAAACGGATGATATACATTCAATCTCTCGTGCAAGAGAATGGATACTAAATAATAGCTAAATAGTTATGTTTTTCATTTCAATTCAACCGCACATAATACCACATTGTGATATTATCTGTATTTGTTGGTCTAAACCGATTCTACACGTATCATTCTTAGGAAACCATGAGTCGACCACTCCGTATTGGGATTGTGACTCATATACAGTATTCAATGTTCAGTAATGGAATTGCTACAGTCGCATACTCTCTCGCAGAGGCCTTACGAGCGTTTGGTCACGAACCATATTTTATTAATACAAATAATACCCAAGAATGGTTTGAAGATTGCGCAGAGCTAAAGAGTGTATTCCCCATTCGTCACTTGTGTCAATGGAGCGGTGAACCATTCGATACATGTATTGATATTGATGGATTTCTACGTGCCGACGAACGTCGTCGTATCGGCAAACAAGTGATTATTTTTATTCGTAAACCAACCTTTCTTCATGAAATGGAACGAATTGTGTATCCAATTAGTGGTCCCATTCGTAATCTTGAGGATTGCGATGCTATTTGGACATGGTCAAATGTTCATACACAAGATGTTCATATCTTAGAACTTCTCTCACAAAAACCTGTCTTTCAAATTCCATTTACATGGTCTGCGATTCCAACGGATACTCATACAAAAGGTCACCCTGAATGGATTGTAGAAAGTCGTAAGACTGCTACAGATCATCCATGGGAATGTCATATCACAGAAAGTAATCAGTCTGTTGCCAGTAGCAGCACACTTCCTCTTGTCATCGCTGCTCATGCAAAGACTCATACCAATCTTCCATTCCATTCATGTATGGTTCATAATGCCAATGATGTTGGAAATCATCCCTTTTTTAAAGATAATGTATTGTCACATTGTCAACGACCTGGTTTATCCATCCAAACAGTTGGACGTCAACGAATGAGTGATTGGCGAGCACAACCAAAATCATGGATTCTTTCTCATACACGTTTCATAAATGTCAAAACAGCTCTTCTCGACGCAGTGTGGAATGGAATTCCTACAATCCATTCAAGTCCATTCCTACGTGACTTGGGATATGGTCTTGAACGATTCTATTATCAAGATAATTCTGTTACTGGAGCTTCGGCTGCCATTTCAAATATGTTTGCCGACTATGAATCACACTCTGGATTTTTCGCAGATGGAGTTCTTATAATGATTCGTGCTGCCATTCGTGCTGCGATGGATCCACTCCCACATCGTGACGCATGGAGCGTCGCTTTAGCAGCACCTGTTACAAGTGTTGTGAAACGTGTCATTACTGTTGGATTCAGTGACTTGTGGCAAGACGCAAATCATACCTACAATTTCTGGACATTACTCTTGGAACACGCATGTAAATCACTCAAGACACCTGTCCAAATTCGTGGTGTCAAGATTACAGATGAAAATGTCAATGAACCAATCGATTTACTCTTCTTTGCGCCATTTGGTGATACTTGGACACGTGTTCCTTCCAAGGTTCCCAAGATTCATATCACTGGAGAAAATACACCTTCTAAGGTTGGCCCTGGTGTCGTCCTCAATCTTGGATTTGAACCAACCGATTTGTCACGTGGTATCTATCGTTTCCCCTTGTGGATTCAATACTTGGATTGGTTTGGTGCAGATCAAGCACGGCTCCAAAATCCTCGCTCCATTCCTGTTTCCTATATGACAGAATCAAACAAGGAAATGATTGAAGCTAAGAAGAAGTTCTGTGCGTTTGTCGTCAGTAATCCATCAAATGGGTTACGTAATCAAGCATTCCAATGGTTAAACTTATACAAACCAGTTGACTCAGCAGGACGTTTGTATAATAATGTCGGCGATGTCATTTTCGTAGAGAACGCAGGGGGCGGTGGAGGCGAACTCAAGAAGTTGGATTTTTTGAAAGACTACAAGTTCTGTATTGCCTTTGAAAACTCGCGTGGAAATGGATATGTGACTGAAAAACTTCTCGCAGCCAAAGCTGCTGGTTGTATTCCAATCTATTGGGGAGCAGAGAATGTTACTGATGATTTCGCAGAAGGATCATTCTTAAATATGAATCATCTTACATCACCAAGTGAATTGATTGAAGCTGTCAAGGCGCTTGATGAAAATACAGATGCCTATATGGCAATGGCTTCCAAGACAAGTCTTACACTTACAAAAGAACAAGAACGTCTCGCAGAAGTTGCCAAGTTAATTCTTGGACACGTGTTGGATAAAGATGTAGTTGCCTTGCTTCCTTCTTCTCTTGGTTCTGCTGGTTCTGTTGGTAAACCAAAGGAATCTGTAGCTGCTGCTCCAGCAACAACTCCATCCTCATTCACTATTAAATGTTCCGATGAGTCGTCTAATGAATTTCTTCAAGCACCTATCCAAACATGTTCATGGAATGGACAAACACTCTTATGTACATTTGCTACAAAACGATTCATGGACAGTCTAGCACTTTGGATCAAGAGTGCCCTCGCACAAGCATCGGCAAATCCATCTACAAAGATCCGTGTATATTTGGGAGATGATATCAGTGAGTTTGAAACAAATGTATTAAAAACGGAATTTAATCAAGTTAGTTTCATTCGATTCCCCTCACAAAGTATCAAAGTCGAAGGATTTCCAGATATTTGGGATCCACAACACTTCGCATGGAAACTCTGGATCTATCAACAACTCGTTCGTGAACAATCTCTTCAAGGAACACTCATCTGGTATATGGATGCTGGTTCATTTATTGTGCGCATGCCACATGAATGGCTCGCACGTTCCAAAGAGACTGGAGTATGTTTATTAGAAGATCCTGAACAAACAAATGGCAATTGGTGTCACGAACAATTTTGTCAAATACTCAATGTTACATTGGATGAAAAGGGTGCCCAACAAGTGGTGGGTGGCATTGTAAGTTTCTTGGGAGGTGCGGCAGCACCTTGGCGCCTCTTTACAGAAGCATGGTCCCTCGCGCAAAAGCGCGATGTAATTGTTGGACCAAAATGGGCAGGGGTGGGACCATCTGGAAAGCCATTTGGACATCGTCATGATCAGAGTATTTTGAGTGTGCTTCGTTTACGACATGGTGTCAGCGTCCATCCATTATATTCTGTGTATAACCATGAATCGGCTCGTCGCACTGTTAAATCTGGAGCGGCTCTCTATGTCCATCGTGGTCAAATGAAAGAGCATGACAACTTTGCCCCGCGAATTGGAGAAGTTCATGTGATTAACTTGGCAAAACGTGCGGACCGTATCAAACGATTCAAAGAGAACCACGAATCATGGACCAAACAAGTATGCCTCCGTCCTGCCTATGATGGACGACAAATTCAATTAACTCCTGCTCTCGCAAAAATGTTCTTACCAAACGATTTTCATTGGAAAAAGTCTGTGATGGGATGTGCTCTTAGTCATTTATCTCTCTGGTGTGAATTGGCAATGGAACCTGAATCTTGTGAAAACTATCTTGTATTGGAAGACGATGTGAAATTCAAACCTGGGTGGTTGGAGCGATGGGTGGAAGTTGCGAAACATATTCCTGATGATTATGATGTTCTCTATCTTGGTGGTGTCCTCCCTCCCAATAAGGAAATGTTCCAGAAGGTTTTGGAACCTGTCAATGAATCTTGGTCACGTATCTCCTA